TCGCCCGTCAACGCCGCCCGCAACGCCATCTTAAAGGCGATGCAGTGCGTCTGCATCGCGCACACGCACCGGCGCAGCAGCCACGACGAAGTCACGGTCAGGGATCGGCTGCTTTCGGGCGAGAGCCTCGGTTGTCTCTGCGATCTCCACCCGCGCTGGTCTCCGATCAACAAGTGGCAGCACGGTTTCGCGGTGCTGCATGTGGATCCCGACTGGCACCTCGAAAACAAGAAGATCGTCCACGGAAAGGTATTCTGATTATGTCGGTATTTGCCAACATCTACCGACGTTTCGTAACAGCTTGAGAGGAGGTAATAATTTAATGATCGCCCACTGCCTCGTCTACGTCTCCGGCCCGATGACCAACGGCGACCCGGAACTGAACGTCCGCGAAGCCCTGCGCGTCGCTGAACTAATTCTCGAACGCGGCGGCGTTCCCTATGTCCCGCAACTAACCCATTACTGGCACTTGGTCTATCCGCACGAGCACGCCTTCTGGCTCGAACTCCACCTGCTTTGGCTGATACTTTGCCACGCACTCGTCCGCATCCCCGGCCTCTCCGTTGACGCCGACATCGAGGAGGCCGAGGCCCGGCGCCTGGGCCTCCGCATCTTCGTCCCGACCGATCTGGAGAAGGAAGATTTTACATGGAGGTAGGAAGCGATGTATAAGGAAAACCCCAAGATGGCCGGCAGTGGAATCCTGCCCTGCATCCCCCAAACCGGCCGATGCCCCAACGGCTGCGCCGATTGCTTCTTTCAGTCCGGCCGCAGCTATCTTGAACCGCTCGAAGAGAATCTTCCGAACATTCCGCCCGTCAAGCTGGCGCGCAATCGCGTCGTGAAGATGAACGACGGCAACGACAGTAATGTTCAACGAAAACTCGTCGAGAGAGTGGCGTGTCGGTTTCCCATGCACTTCTTCAACACGGCCATCCCAAAGGACCTAGATAAATTCGATGCGCCCGTCGTGCTCACGATCAATCCCGGCCAGATGACGGACGTGGGTTTCGTGAAACTCGATAAAATTCCAAGGAATCTCATGTTCGTCAGGTTCAGGGTCAACGCCTGGAACACCGAGATCTGCGAGAAGGCGGTCGTCTACTATGCCCTCCGCAGGCAAACCAAAGTCTGTCTCACCTTCATGGCGTACTACCGCTCGACCGTTCCTATCGACTATCGGCTGTCCTACGAGTGGCGGAAGCGGACGGTCAACAGTTACTGGTGCGCCTCCAGCCTTCTTTGGCAGCGGGTGGCTGTCCGATTCGCCGACTCCCACGTCTTCACCTGTGGTCAGGATTCCAACCTGCCGGAGTCTACCCTGCCGGAGTCTACCCTGCCGGAGTCTACCCTGTGCCGCCATTGCGGGGGATGTCTGCGTGAATATTTTGCAACCGTTGAACGAATGAGGCGAACATGACCGCCCCAAAACCCCGGCTCGACCTCATCAGCGGCGAGGCGCTCTGGCGCGTCGGCCTCCGCATGGCCGAGGGAGTGAAGGACCATCCGCCCTGGCCGTCGAAGCCGCGCGCCGAATATTGGCAGAGCCTCCTCCGCCACGTCGTCCAGGAGATGCAGGGCGACCATTCCGAAGACCACCTTGCCGCCATCATTTGCAACGCCCAGACGATGATCGAGATTGATGCGAGGCGCATCGCAACCTTGGCCGTGAACGCCAACAAAGCCGGAAAAACGAACATGGTGAAGCAGGCCATTGATGATTTTCGCCTGGTGTCCTGGTCCCCAGGCCACCCCTTCCGCCCCGGCCAGAAAATCCACCACCGCACGGCCGACGGCACCGTGGAAGTCTATCAGGCCGACGGCAAACTCATGATCAAAGGAAAGCGGAAATCTCGTTCATCGGTCTCATAGGTACAATGCGTCCCATTAAGGAGCCGTCCATGTCCGGCAAAAGCTCACGAAAAGGCTCGAAGGCCGAGCGCACCGCCGCCAAGATGCTCCAGGCGTGGACCGGCGATTCTAGCATCTGGCGTAACAAGGGCCAGCATGGCACCGCCGACATTGTCTTGTGGAATCGCCTCCACGTCGAGGTCAAGGACGACCGGATGCTCAGCCTCCTCGACCTTCTCCTGTGTCCCCTGGTGCCGACCCACAAAGCGGGCAAGCTCACCCGTTCCCTCTGGAAGGAGTGGCAGACCTACACCGACCTCTATGGCAGCCGCCCCTGGCTCATGCTCTTCAACCAGTTCCGCGTCGGCTGGTTCGTCCTCGCCGGGCCCACAGTGATGCGATCTGTGAACTGGAACTTCGGTAGTGGCTTCGCGGTAGAGATGACGTTTCTGGATCGCCAACCCAGCCTTGTGACCATTTGGACGGCCAAAGAGTTTTTCAACACCGTCTCCCCAGAAGCCCTCAAAGAGGCCCTCGATGGCCTCCCTAAAGGAGGTAATACGCATGTTTCTCCGCAAGGCCAAAAAGTCGAAGGCCCCGAGACCCGCGACGGAGGTGGTCGTTGACTGTCCGTCGTGCAAGGCGCGTCTCCACATCAAGACGTACAAGACGCGCAAGGGCGCGCCGCCTGCTCGTCCGGAGTACGAGGTCCGCGCCGAAGTGACCGTTGAGATGGAACTCTTCGATCCCGGCCGCATCCGCGGCCAAGTGACCGCCGTCTGAAAGAAAGGAAGTTGCAAACGTGATCGAACCCGAGGCCGCCCTGCTCAAGGTCAAGCCCGACACCCTGCGCTCCTGGCGCCGCGCCACGAAGATCGGCTTCATCCAACTCGGTCGGAAAGTTCAAGGACTGTCCCATGGAGGACGTTCCTGCTTGGTACCTCGACCAGATCCGGGGCCACCAGTGGCTAGTTCACCGTTGGCCCGAAGTCGCCCAGTATATCGAGGACAACCAGTCAACCATCCACTGGGAGCTGGGCGGGTGGATAGTTGACGAGGATACCGACGAATGACCCCAAAGGGAGGCGGAAATGAGCAAGCAACAGGACATTCTATCGGAGACAAAGATGAAATCAGATTTACGTCCGCACAAGCTAGCCGATGGTTCGTGGTGGTATGACGAACCAGAGGGCATTTGGATTGCTATTCCGAATCGTCCTGGTCACGATGCGGCACATACGACATTACGGTTGCGTTCCATCTTGAGCTATCTCAGACGCAGAGGATTTATCGTGAGGAGGGCAAAATGAGCACGATAACGTGGGCTGAACTGGCGGAGTTCTTCGAGAACACGCGCGAACACACAAGCGATCATGTCACAACTGCCAAGGGGGTGCTGGAAATGCTTGAGGCGGAATGCCATTTACGGGCAAGCCAAGTCACCCTGCCTGACGAGCCGAAGGCGGAGACCAAGTCCAACATGCCGACGCGGGAGCAAGTTGCCAACTGGCTATCTGACTTGGCGAGTGGAAAATGGCGTCCCCTGGCTTGGGGAGGATTCGAGAAGGTTTTGGCAGAAGCCGGTGTTCACTACCTGCGCGAACCGCGCCCCGCCCCGCGCATGCCGACGAACAGGGCGTTGGCCCTTGTTTTACTTCGGAAGATTTTTGTTCACGAAATGGATAGCCGTTTCTTTTGGGAATGTATGAGTCACATGAGAGTAGCATTTGGATTGCCTAGTTCGAGTAAGACCTGCGCCACCCACCAGATTGAGGAACTTGAAAAGCTCGCCTCCAAAAGCGAACCTGCCACGGACCAAACCACCATCAACGCTGCCGCGTGGGATGGGTGGAAAAAGCGGTCTGATATTGATTCTTTCGCAGATCAAGAAGATGGGCAAGAGAGAATATCTGAAATTGAAGCGGCAATGAAGCGTCAGTACGGCCCTCGCCAAACGGAGGAGACCCATCACGCGGATAGTTAGGAGGGCGGACTGATGGCTTGGACTTGGAATCGGCGAAAGTGGGATGTCGTGCTTCGTGACCTCTTGTTTCGCTTAGCAACCAGGAGCACCAACGCGCCCCTTGTCAATATGTGGGAGCGAGAAGCGATATGTTGCCAAGCAGACGCCAGCCCTAAATACGATGCCTGCCTTAAAGAAATTCAACGGCTCTTTGACGAAACACACAAGGATATTTGGGGCCTTGATAGAACGGAGTGAGGAAGCCATGAAACCCAAACGAGACTGGTTCGGAAGCGCGAGGGCGTTCAGCCGACTGGATGAAAGACCGCTCAAAATATGGCAAACTCGAAGTCCAGGCGAGATTTCCGTCCGCATCATCTGCACGAGCAAGCTGCGCGATGTCATTGACCGTTGCGCCGCCTTAGAGAAAGAGAACGCGGAATTGAAGCGCAAACTGGCGCGAAAGGGGAAGGCGTGATACCCGATGTCTTGAGGCAGTGGCGATTAGCGCGGGGTTGGACAAAGCGGGACATGGCACGCAAAGCCAGGATGCCTCTCCAAGACTTTGAGTTCATTGAGTTTGGGGCTTGGCGTACTCTTCCTGCCAGTTTTGCGCATGTCATGGGTTTTATCTGGGGGGGGGGTAGAGGCTGTTTGCCCGGCCCATACTTCGGCCCAGCGAGCCGCATTCAAGGCGTTATTTCGATAACGGTCTTGTGCAGATTGAAGGCGAGACGATCAGACTGAAAGTGCCGTGAGTGAGTCCAGTCCAAGTTTCTGGCCCTGCCCGAGCCAAAGGTGAAAAACAATGAATAATCTGCGAAAATCTGCGAGTGGCGCCATGCGCCACGTTCCGTCTGCGGGGAAGGCCGTTAAGCCCTTCCCGTTCGCCTCTATGGGCGACATCATCTTCCGCGACGGACTCGATACCCACGCCGGCCGCGAAGCCGCCCGCCAGATCCTCCTCGCCCTCTGCGACGACTGGGCCCGCCGCGCCGCCGCCCGCAAGAGGTTTGAACGCGCCTGCTCAGGGCTTTCTCGCAGGAGCACCGCCGGAGACAAGGAAACCCTGCCATGAGTCAAGAGGAAATGACTGTCGGCAGTCTGTTTGCGGGCACCTGAGGCCCTTCGTTACTTGACGCCAGCCCCGATAGGGTGTATAGTATACCTGCAAGGGACGCCGGTGGTCGCCGAAAGGAGGCGGAAAAAAAAGATTAAGTAATCTTCGGAATCCACTTGACTTAATATGCTGCGTGGTATATACTCAGAATAGAAACATACCCCGGAAGCGCAAACCTTGAGAGGAGGGACGGAACATGAACATGACGCGACGCTGGCACTCCGTCTCGAAGCACAAACGCTCTTTGAAAAATGGCTCTCCTTGGTATCTCTATTGGCGCGATGCCGACGGGAAGCAGCGCGCCGAAGCCGCCGGCACCGACTCCCATTGGGCCGAAACCCGCCGCCACCAGATCGAGGCCGAGATCAACGATCCCCATCACCACCCGATCCGCCCTATCACCCTGGCGGAATTTTCAGATGAACACATGGGACTCGTCGCTTCCGAACTGGCGCCCGCAACCGTCGCCGAGCATCGCGCCGCCCTCGACCGCCTCAAGGTCTTCGTCGGTCCCGCGCACCTCGACACCATCACGCACTCGGTCATGGAACGCTTCCGCGCCGCCCTTGCGGCCGAAGAACTCAGCCCCTACACGGTCAACAAGATTCTCCGCACCCTCGATTCCATCCTCCAACGCGCCACAGACCGCGAGTACCTCTGGGAGAACCCGTGCGCCAAGATCAAGAAGTTGCGCGAGCCCGAACGGCCGCATCGGCACTTGTCGCCCAAGGAAGTTGAGGCCCTGCTCGCCGCCTGTCCAAATTCACGTTGGCGCGCCTTCCTCTTCCTCGCCGCCATCACAGGCGCGCGCAAGGGCGAGCTCCAGCACCTGCGTTGGAAGGACCTCGACCTCGACCGCGGCATTGCCCACATCGTCTGCACCCCGAACCATAGCACCAAGACGGCGAAGAACCGCGACGTGGTACTCGTCCCGCGCGCCATCGCCTATCTGAAGGCCATGATTTCCCCGGGCACGATTCCTGTCCCGTCCTCCACGGCCTTCCTGAACGAGGTTGGCCAGCCGATGTTGCACAACACCAATCGCGCCCTCAAGAGCATCGTTGCCCGCGCCGGGATTCCACACTGCACCTTCCACGACCTGCGCCGCAGTATCACGGTCTACATGGATCCCCACGACGCGATGACCTTACTCGGCCACGACTCCATCACGACCACCCTGCAATGGTACAAGGGCCGAGCCACTCAGGAAGCGTTGACACGTGCCGTGAACGCACTCCCTTGGGCGACGCGTGCGACCCCCGAAACTGCTGACAGATTGTTGACACGGCCCGTTTACGGTTCGGAGGAGAAAGTCGGATCCGGAAGGTTAAGCGTGGTTGAGTTGGGTTAAGGCGGATCGAGTGGTAGTACGACCGTTGACAAAGTGATGACACGAGGAGAAAACATGACCATCGGATTGCAAGAGGAAATGGATTGGCACTCGTGGCCGAAACATTGGACGCCAGCCCTCTTCATGCCCCGTTGGGCATCACGCATCACGTTGGAAATTCGAGAAGCGATGATACAGCACCTTCAGGAAATATCTGAGGAGGACGCTGCGGCCGAAGGCGCGGAGCGCGGTTTTTGGGACGGCCCCCACTTTGAACCCACCGATGATCCCAACTGTGGCCACATGGACGGGTTTCGCCTGCTCTGGGATTGCATCAATGCCAAACGGGGGCACGGCTGGGATGAAAATCCGCTGGTATGGGTTATCAAATTCAAGTTACTGACACCTGATAAGGAGAAATAGCATGGACTATGACAAGAAAGCATTGGGTCTTCTTACAAGGCACGAAGACGCGCGGACGGTCTATTTTGACGTTATTGAAAACGGCAACCGGACTGTGAGGATTAGCATAGAAGCGGACAAAGATGGCCTCCTGGCCCGGGCGGTTGAGGAGTTGAGGGGTCTTGTCGAGTTGGCGAAGGAAGTGAAGGAGTGCACCCCCACGTCAGGAGTTGGTATCAGAGCAAGAGGCATCCTTGACCGCATCTTTCGCCCCAAGCCCGCAAAGGATGAACTGCTTGAGGCGGCAAGGCGTTTAGTAGCCTACTGGAAGCAGGAGCACGGCCGAACTTGTGTCTTGTCGGTAAGAGATGATGACGCGGCCAATCTGATATCCGCCGTCGAACGCATGGAGCAGGTAATGGCGTTTTGCGAAAAGTACGGGTAGGGGAAATGACATGAACGGGACGATGATCGTGAGTAAAGGGTGGCTCATATTCATCGCTGCTTGGTATGCTCAGGTTGGGCTGGGCGTGGCAAGGTAGGGCAGGGTAGCGTTGGGCCTCGTCACCCCTGCTTGCGCAACAGCCACTTCAACGCCTCCGCCGCTTGCGGAACTTGCCGGCGGCCTCGTCGGCCTCAACGAACTCGCGGGCGACGTGCTGCTTGATCTTAAAGCCCAGGCTCCGCGCCTTCGCGGGATTGTGCGCGGCCATCTCCATCAAGTTGTGCTGCTTTCGGGACTTGCTAGGCATTAGTCATCCCCGTGCGCTCGTGGCCCCAATGGGTCGTAGATTTTTCTTACCATCCTGTACCGCTTTGCATCGCTCGGCCCCATCGCGTTGAGCACGTGTTCGGGCACCGTGCCGCTCACTGAGGCAACGCCCGCCACGTGCTTCCACGCCACCCACTGCCGCACAGCAAAACCCAGAAAGCCGAAGAAGCCCAGGACCATAACGGCGACAGCACCTAAAAGGTAGATGCCTCCGCCATTGAAGAATTCGTTGTTCAACCCGAAGTGTCCGCCTGAAAGATTGGCCTGGATCACGTCATGCTGCGCCTGTATCTTCTTCTCTACGCTCACAAATCGGGTTTCTACATTAGCCGTAAGCGTGGCCTGAATGTCCGCCTCTATCTGCGCTTCCAGCATTACCTTGAGCATGTCCTGGAATGGCTTGGACGTACAGATTTCATGTGTGATCTTCTCAAAATTCTCCGTTGCCGTTGCCCCCGCGTTCTTGCCAGCATTTTCAAGGTCGTCGCAGCCCGTGAGTGTGGCGAGGAGCAACCACACAAGCAGAAACAGAAAACATGAGTAGGCCAATTCCTTCACCATCTTCATCCTTCACCTCGACAGGCGCGGCGCGAAACCGCTGCCTTCCAGAAAGTCCCAGATGAATTCAAGCGGCACAAAGTACGCCTCGTGAGCAATAGGCATCGCGCCAGCATCCAATTTCTGGCCGTTGACGCAAAGGCAGACACCGACCAGCAGCCACCGACCCCCGTGATCCTGCCAGAAGACGCCGCCCCCCGAGCTGCCGGGCATCATCTGGGCGGTCGTTGTCCACGCCGGATTCCCCTCGACGTTCTCGAATTTTCCGACCAGTCGGCCAAAGGTCAGGAAGGGCAAACGCCCGCCCGGGATGGACGCTACTACCAGCTCGTCGCCTACCGTCGTCGCCATCGCATCCTCGAATCGCCCCAGTCTGACGCCGTGGCTCAGTACGCCCGGTCTGACTCGAATGAGCGCGAGGCCGAAGGCGGCGGAGGTCGCCACCAACTCCGTCGCGCCGAACCGTAACCAGGTCCGCCTTGCGGCGTAATTTAACTGCACAGGGTAATCCAGGTAGATCGGGGCTTGAGCGAGCCCGTGGAGGGTCGTCAAGACAAGTTGGCCGTCGCTGGGCCTGCTCTGCGTCGCCAGAACGATGCCTGTGGACATATTCGCCTGCGGACCCGCGCCAGCGACCACGCGCACAAGGTTCGCCGCCAGCGACTCCAGGGCTACATCAGGTCGCCCTGCGGGCTGGCCGAATGCCTTTGTTGCCCCTGCGCAACCCGAGAAGAGGCAGACCAGGAGGGTCACGAGACAGGCCACAATAAGGACAGCCGCCCATCCGAGTACGGTCTTTTGCGTTTCCCTGTCCATACCTCACCTCGACACGATCAGCAGATCCTCTTGCGCCGCCTGGAGATCGAATCCCGAGGGGCATCGGTTGTCCGCTCCGAACCAATCCTTGCTCAATACCGCGTAGCACTCGTCGCAGTAGGCGAGGAAGAACGCTGCCGACATCGGTTGAACGGCGCCCCATGTCACGACCGAGATAAGGTGTTCGTTGACCGAGTACGCCTCCCCGCAGACGGCGTGTCCGCCCCATGAGCCGGGTTCGTCGCTACCGTCCTTGGCCCTCTCTTCGGGGAGATCCCAGACCTGTCCAGTCGGGATTTTCTCCACAAAGGCGGGCAGGTTCAGGCCGACGTACACGCCGCCGAAGATGTCCAACGCGGCATGGACGTAATCCAGCATCTTCGGATTCAGGGCCATGAACATTTCGATGAAGTGGCCGTTGATGCCCAACTTCCGCCAGTCCTTGAGCACATCAAGCATCACCGCGCCCTCGTCACGCCCGCCCGTCACGCGCATGTAGACCTTCACGATGTCCTCGTCCGGCACGACGATCTCGGCCGGGCCGTCATTTGCGCTCCAGGTCTGGATCATGTGGCCCGCGGCGGCGATGGTGCAGTCGCCCAGGCGGTCGTTCTCCATCATACCCCAGTGGCGGACCTTC